AGTTAATCCAAACAAGCCCTCCTGCCCCTTAAACCCAGTAAGATATTGCTGCGATTCACGAAGCGATTGCTTCATTAAATCTGGGCCAAGTTTTTTCTGTAGAGCAAGGAATCCGGGAACATTTTGCTTGTAGTATCCAAGCATGCCCTCAGCTTGCTGCTGGGCCAAACTCTTACCATAAAAAACTTTTTTTCCATTAACCGTATTGTATGGCCTAGCGAAAATATCAATTGGTTCTGGCATGTCTCTAGCCGCAGACTCGGCTGCTTTAGCAGACTTTCTGCTTCCAAGATAGGAAGCTCCCGCCCCAACAACCGTTGTGCCAATCGCAATAGCAGCCATACTCATGGTGTCACCCCGCTTTCAAGATTTAATGGATGTTCTTCAATTTTAATCATATCGTCAATTGCGTTAATTGTTACAGAACTAGATACATTTCTACTCCATGCTAGAGCTATGTCTTCATTATCCAACAAAGGATTGTGTAGTTTTTCTGAAACTGTTTTTACGATCTCGTCTGGATCTGTTATGTTTTCTGGATTTGGGTGGAATGTAGTCCATGTAGTATCCCGCTTTACATGCAAAAACCTTTTGGTTCCGGGGGTGGTAATTCCCATGTAAGGAGCAATGTGTGTTATTGGCCCATCTGGGGTAATTACATCAACCTCGCCTGTGCTTATTACAAACGGATGTTTTGTGTTGTGAGTCACAGACATCACTAACGAGCCAGCAGGCATAAATATGGTTCTAGTGTAAAGACCCGGCGTAAATAAATGAGTCAATGGGCATTCAACCTTCTCATTAGATTTGCACATCGCATATTCAACCCTATCCATTTCGCTACAGGTAGCGAGTACATCTGGGTCGATGTGCGAAAGATCAAAGTTCATAAATTTATCTTTCTATTAAGCTGATCTAACAAGGTAGCCTTGAAACACAGTACCATTAGCAAGGATTGTGCGATTTGATCCAGTTAAATGTCGCACATACAATTCAGCATAGTCAGTCGAGCCATTCATGTAAATTAAACCAGATACAGATGCGCTATAAGATTGACCGTTGATCCTAGCCCCATCCGCGACAGGAGATCCATTTTTGTATATTAACGCCCAAAGGTCTTCAGCGTCACCTACAGTCATTCCAATCACACCATGAAAAAAATAGTATCCAGCTACGCTTGGCGTAAATCTGCTGCTTGCAAAATTACTGTTTGTATCGAAACTCTCAGAACCTAAAACAACCCTAATGCCTGAAGCAGTTGCAACGGCTTGGTCGGTGCTTGGGTATGCGCTAAAGGCCGGCCCGTTTCCAACCACATTCGTTCCCAGCTTCGCTTGGGTGACCGCGCTAGAAGCAAGCTCATTAGATGTAATTCCACCAGCAGACACGGCAAGTTTACCCGGAGATACGACCTGCAAGGTTGTTCCTTGGATTGCATCGCTGGTGAATGTCGTATCATCAATGATGTTATTCATCTTAGCACTGGTAATTGTGTCAGTGCTTGTAAATGTGTAGGTTGTATTTACAACGCCCATATTATTTTTGTGATAGAATTTGTCTGTTAGTGATGGAACCCGCCACTTGAATAGAATGGATCTTAGGTGAACCGATAGTCCTTGTCAATGTGATAGTCCCAGTATAGCCGCGCTGACCACCAAGTCTGCATCGGATGCTTGCGGTTTCAGCCTCGTTAGGGCTGCTGGGTGATAGGATCTGACCACCAAGGAATGTGGTAGTAGTGCCAATACTCTCTGCAGAGTCTGGGTCTTCGGTGGCAAACGCAATGTCGTATTCACCAGTCTCTCCCGCCAAGTTCTGCATTTGCACTTGGGCATCAGTAAACCTCTTGCGCTCAAGGGTCTTAAAGTCGTACCCACGGCTAGTCACATACGAGTTGATCGTGGGAGTAACCACATCTGTGCTTTCATTCGTAACGCTCAAGCGGTCTGTGGACGAGTCGGAAGCGTCAACTTGGTGCAAGCCACCATTGGAACTAACGGCATACAGGTTATTCCGCACCCCAGCACTTGCTGTGATGAAGTTCTTAATTAGAAACCTAGAATCCCCATAGGTATCCAGCGATTCCCAGCCCTTGTTCAAGAAGTTGTAGATAAGAATTGCGTTATTCCCACGGGCATCACCACCTCCAGCGACAGAATCCAGCGGGACTGCGATGTAATAGCGGTTGTTGAAGTAAACCGCTACCGAATCACCCGCAAGGTTCTTGTTAATGCGGTCAATGTACGGCTGGATGTTCTTGGAAAGTGGTTCCTCCGTACCGCGAAGGTTGTAATCGTTAAGGAAGGTAAGCTCGTAAATGCCCTCGTCGGCCAAGAATAACAGGTTATTAGCCTGCATAACCACGGACTTGCGGGCCAAACACCCAACCTCGCCAGTAAGCTCCTTAACCACGGTGTCAGACAGGCTTCCTTGGGTCTGCGCCACAAGGTGGATGCTATTGCGGTTCAAAACCACCAAGGAATCGTCGTAGAACCCGTGCATCGCCACCACATAGTCGGCAGTACCACCAGTAATACGGAACTGATTCTCGATTTGGTCAAAGGTCGTAGTGTCCAGTAGGTCGGAAACCGCGATCTCGTCAGAAATCTTCCTGCTAGTGTAGACTGGTGCGCTAAAAGTGCCAGATTGGGAGTAGTAGAACGGAACGAACAACCTGCGCTGGAAGTAGGTAGCCCAAGGCGCGCCGGGTTGGTGCATAAATCCACCGCCAGCGCTGAACCTTCCACCGAACTCGAATATATCAGATGCAGAGGTATTGTAGTTCCCGATAGGGGCATACCATTCGATAAGCGTAGTGGTAGCATTTACCACTTGGTAGGAATTACCAAGCATGGCTTGAAAATCAGCAGTAGCTGTTGAGTAAACGATAATTATATCACCAGCAAAAATTGTCGTATTCCCAACAACTTTGGCAGAAACAAGTCCACTAACTACATCGACATCCTTGGCTTGGATGTTGAAAACCTGTGGCTGGGTGTAAGCACCACCGGGGGACAGGGTAAACCCATCAGTCATGGTTGCTGCCGTGGTTACAAATGTGGTGCTAGTAGAAATCCCAGATGCCACAAAGGTAAATGAGTCTTGGTCGACGATTGTTGCCACCGTGAATGTCCCATTTGGAGGAGTACCACTGGTAAGCCCAGCGATAACCACAGACGAACCAACGGTTAGCCCGTGTTCACGGACTCTCATTGTCACCACGGTATTTGGACTAGCGGTCGCGTTGGAGGACGCAGAAAGAATAGCCCTTCCATTAGGATACCACTCAAGAGCTTGTTGCCCATCCCGCATGATCATCACCTTGTCGAAGCACTGCAACATATCGCAGTTACTCCCAACGGTGGCTCCCACGGGATACGGAATGGTCGTTGCCGTGTAGGGTGTCGTAGAAAGGTCGATCTTCTTCGCCAGAGTCTCCAGCGCAACAATGATGTATTCCTTGTTGGACTCGTTAGGGTCAGAGAACATGCAGGATGCCAACACATCGCTGGCTGCGGCATCGTTAATGTTGATCTGTGCAATCCTTGGGGTTGCCCCTAGTGCCACAGCAGTCACGCCAGTAACAGGGAAGGTCAATGTGTCCACAGTAGCGGCAGTCACAGCTTTAACCCCATTGTTATCCGTGCCAGTAAAGGTAATACCGCTAACCGTAAGGTTGCCAGCCTCCCCAATAGTCAACCCATGTCCAGCCACGGTAATCGTTACCACATTCGCGGAATACGACACAGCGGTAATAGCCAAGTAGAATGGGCTTGGGAGAATGTGGAACGGAAGGTTCAACGGAGTGCCTCCAGTAGTCAGTACAGGGCTAACAGACACCACACTCTTGCGCGGCCTCCAGAAGCCCTCCATGCGTCCGTTAAGGCTTTCCCTTACCTCACCTGCCTCCAACTGGTTAAGCTGCAATCTCTGGTTTACACCAAAGAATCCACGGTCGTTATCGCTGCCGATAGCGTCATCCAACCCACCAGTAGACCGAAACTGGGACATTACGCACGATACGCAATAACCGCTCCAGATGTAAGCGTGAAGCTCGTAATATTACCACCAATGCCAACCCCAGCAGGAATCGTAATGGTGATCAGCTTCGTGCTAGCATTCGTAAGGTTAGGCGCAACAAACACACTAAACACAGTGTCGTTCACAGTCTGAACCCAACGGAATGGCCCAGTAGCCGCATCCGTACCAGAGTACACCTGTCCGCCGCCTTGACCTTGAAGATCGTATGAATCGCCTCTTGGCATAATGTAAATAAGTTTCTAAGCACAAGTCCATCTCGCGCTCACACAACCAATTACCACAATCCCACACATTATGTCAACCATAAACACAAATGTTACCTATCTGGCACATTTAAGCACAATACACTAGACCTATCCACAAATAACCCCGAACGGGAACTACCCCATTGTAACAATTTTTGTGGGGCTGGTTTATGGATGGCAATAATAAAAATAATTTCTTGGCCGACCCCCTCCCCCCGTCATACCTTAGCGTGGCACTAATGATTTGTCCAGGTGTTCAAGCGAACAGTGTTCATTCGTGCAATGCCGGCAATGTGAACGATCGTTTGAATGTGTCGCTTGAATCACGCGCTTGGCTGGAGAGTGTGCCTTGCCTTGCTCCGTGGAACATTTCCGTGGAACATATACAGCTGTGCCATGGTGCGTCGACTTGTGTTCCACGCCAACCTTGTGGAACATGCTTATTTGCTGAGATTCATCGCCAACAATAATTGTTCACACTTATTCACAGCTTTTAATCGTTGACAACTTTTGCGACATGACTATAATACGCTCCAAGCGTAACCCCCTTACGTAAGCCATCGCGCCATAGCGTGATGTGCGCACG